TCTAGATGTTTATATGCAGAACGCGGAACTTTGGAAGCAATATCCTTCAACAGGAGTTTCTATTGTTGAGGCAGAAAGAATATTAATTCAATTTGCAAAAAACAATAAGAAAATGTTGAAAACATTGCAGGAGATTCATGCCAGATATGTATTGGAAATGGGCAACAACCTCTGGGCGTTGTTCAATACCTTTACACACTGGTCAACTCATACCAAGGTTCAAAAGGAAAGTAACAGGTCTTCAGTGATAATCAACAGAGAGCAGAAAGTAAGAAGTATTCTACCTCAGTTGGAATCTTTGAGACTTGCTGCTTAAAAGTACTTGACAGGGGTGAGGTTATCTGATATAATATTAATTAATAATATTAATGATATATATTTTATTATTAGTTTTATTAAAGATAACTAAACTCTTGTTTAGTTTTTATATAACATATAGTGTTTTTAAACACAAGGATATAATATAATGATAGCAACAGGTAAAGCCCAATGGGCTAAAGTTCTACCTCATCAGTTAGTGACCAATGATAATTATAAAGATTTTAATTTCTGGTCTCTTGATTTAGAGGTTACGGACAAAGAAAAGGATAGACTAAAGAAAGAGGGACTTCGCCCTTGGCATAGAAACGGCGAAGAAGAAACCAACATCTTTAAGTTTATTCGTAAGGAAACTTCTTCTAAAGGCAAGGAATTAGGCGCACCTAAAATTGTAGATGTGAATAAGAATACTTGGGCGGAAGGTGAGATAGGTAATGGCTCTCTCGTTAAGGTTTCTTTCTTCGCTTACGAACACGCAATGGTCAAGAAAGCAGGGCTGGGCAAGTCGCTCAACGCTGTTCAGGTCATCGAGCATGTCCCTTACGAGGGTGGCTCAGGTGTTAGTGAGTTTGAGGACGAGGGTTAATTGTTAAGATAAGATTAACACGAACATGGAATTAATACCTATTAATTTCATTAACTGGGGGCATCTTTCACGGATGCCCTCATCATTTTAGGAGTAATATTTTGGATAAATTAAATCATGCTAATTCTAACTGGAAAGCACATCATGTACCTTGTACTCGTTGTGATTCCTCAGACGGTGTTAGCATAAATGAAGATGATTCTTGGCACTGCTTTTCTTGTGAGTCTCATGGAAGTAAGTATGACGGAGACTATGAAGAGAATGGTGACTTACCAAGAACAAAAGAAGCTAAGATTATATCTAAGGGTATAGCCGGAGCTTTGTCTGATAGAAAGATATCATCCGAAACTGCTAAAAAATATGGTGTTACTATAACACGCAACAAAGACGGAAGTGTCAAGGAACATTTGTATCCTTATTTTTCTAGTGGCAAGTTGATTGCACAAAAGATTAGAAATGTTAAAGATAAGGATTTTAGAATCGAGGGTACTGTTAGACATGCAGACCTTTTCGGTGCACAAACTGTTCAAAGTAAAGGAAAGTTTATTACTATAGTAGAGGGCGAGTGTGATGCTATGGCTTGCTATGAGTTAATGGGTAGCAAGTGGGCTGTCTGCAGTGTAATAAACGGGGCTTCTTCTGCTTCAAGAGATGTCAAAAGGAATCTAGAATTCTTTGATGGTTATGAGAATGTAGTTATCTGTTTTGACTCTGACAAGGTAGGTAAGAAAGCCGCTCGTCAAGTTGCTGAACTATTCCCGCCGTCCAAGGCTAAGATTATGTCTTTGCCTAGTGACTATAAGGATGCCAACGATATGTTGAAAGATAATAAGAGACAGTTGTTCATGGAACATTGGTGGTCTGCTAAACTCTTTGCACCTGACGGCATCATTCGTGGTGATAGCATGTGGGATATAGTAACAGAAGAGATTGACCAATCTTTCATTGAGTATCCATGGGAGGGTATGAATGAATTGACTTATGGTATTCGTACACATGAGTTGATTACTATTGCCGCCGGAAGTGGTATGGGAAAATCTCAATTTCTAAGAGAGTTGATTTACTACCTACTCAATACTGAGGAAAGTGGTAACATCGGACTCTTGATGATGGAGGAATCTACAAGAAGAACAGGACTCAGTATCATGTCCTTGTCTGCTAATAGACCTCTTCATCTACCGAATGTCTACATTGATGATGAAGAATTCAAAGAACATTTTGATTCTACTCTCGGTACTGGAAAGATATTTTTATATGATAGTTTTGGTTCTAATACTATAGACAACATCATAAGCAGGGTTAGGTACATGGCTAAAGGATTGGATTGTAAGTACATCTTCCTTGACCATATATCTATACTGGTTTCTGACCAACAGAGTGGTGATGAGCGCAAGGCTCTCGATGAAATCTCTACCAAACTAAGAACGCTGATACAGGAAACTGGTGTTGCATTCTTTATGGTGAGTCATCTCAAGAGACCGGGCGGTACTGCACATGAAGAGGGTGGAATAACTTCACTCTCACAACTCAGAGGTTCTGCGGGTATAGGGCAGTTGTCTGATATGGTGATAGGATTAGAAAGAGACGGACAACATGAAGACCCAAGAACTAGAAACACTACTACGGTTAGAGTATTGAAGAATAGGTTCTCTGGATTAACTGGTCCGGCTTGTTACTTATACTACGATAAGGATTCTGGTAGAATGTTAGAGACTACTAACCCTAAAGATAATGACGAAGATGACGATGACTTCTAAAATAATATTAGATATAGAAACTGATGGACTAGAGCCTAGTGTAATCTGGGTTGTAGTTACCAAAGATGTGGACACTAATGAGTCTAGGGTTTTCTTAGAGAAAGATGAATTTAAAAACTATTTGTCTAAGTCTATGGAAATCATTGGGCATAATATTATTGGTTATGATGTACCCGTCCTTGAGAAATTGTGGGGGGTTGACTTTACAGATATAAAACTAACCGACACTTTGGTTATGTCTAGGTTAGCAAATCCTCCAAGACAGGGCGGGCACTCTTTAGATAATTGGGGCAAGATGATAGGCTTTGAGAAAGGTGAGTATGATGATTGGTCTAATTTAAATGACCGTATGATTGCGTACTGTAAGAAAGATGTAGAACTAACTCTGATGGTGTATAAGAAACTGTTAGAGGAGTTAGAGAACTTTGAAACAGATGCTCTTAACTTGGAGTTAGATGTCTCTAAATGTCTTGAACAACAGAGAACTAATGGTTGGCTGATTGATGAGAGAAAGGCACTCATGCTCCATGCAAAGCTATGTGAGAAGAAACAAGACTTGATAGATAGGGTTCATGAAACATTCAAACCTCTGCCTACCTTTGTACTTCTTACAGATTTAAAACATAAGTATAACAAGGATGATAATTATTCTAATGCTTATAAGAAACAACTGGATAGGGGAGCACACTGGAATGATGATGAAGAGTGGGGATGCATAGAGTATCCGGAATTTAATTTATCTAGTAGGCAACAGATAGTAAAGTATTTGAAACACTTTGGTTGGACACCTACCAAGTTCACAGATAAAGGTAATCCTATTGTTGATGAGTCGGTGTTGCAAGGAGTCAAGGGAATACCGGAGTGTAAACTAATTTCTGAATACTTTTTAATTTCAAAAAGAGAGGCTATGTTGAGAAACATTTTAGGTCAGATAGGAAACGATAACAGGGTACATGGATATGTTAATCCTAATGGCGCAGTTACTGGAAGAATGACGCACTCGTCTCCTAATATGGCGCAGATACCCGCAGTTAAGAAGAGAGAGGACAAGATTGTTTGGGGTTTAGCGGGTGGATATGGTGCTGATTTTAGGGCATTGTTCACCGTCAGAGAGGGATATAGTTTAGTTGGTTGTGATGCTAGTGGCTTAGAGTTAAGGATGCTCGCCCACTATATGAATGACACAGACTATACAAATGAAATTCTCCATGGTGATATACATACAAAGAATCAGATTGCTACTGGATTAAAGACTAGAGATAAGGCTAAGACTTTTATCTATGCGTTCCTATACGGTGCGGGTGATGAAAAGATTGGAAATATAATAGGAGGTAGGGCTAGAGAGGGAAAGAAGATGAAGACTAACTTCCTTAACAACACTCCCGCTCTTAGGAGTTTGCGAGAGAGGGTAATTAATTCATCAGATAAAGGATACATAAAAGGTTTGGATGGTAGAGAGATACGAATACGCTCTAGCCATGCAGCTTTGAACTTCCTTTTACAAGGCGCTGGTGCAATTGTTATGAAAAAAGCCTTGACAATTTTGAATAATCGTGCTATAATTGAGGGACTGGATTACAAATTTGTTGGCAACATACACGATGAATTTCAATCAGAAGTACTGAACCAAGATGCAGAAAGGTTTGGAGAGCTTGCTATTGAATCTATCAGGGAAGCCGGACAATACTATGAATTACGTTGTCCATTAGATGCAGAAGCAAAAATTGGAAATAATTGGGCGGAGACACACTAATGGCTAAGAAA